ATAGCAGTTTCCGGATAAAAGCGCCATGGCGTTGGACTCGAGGACGACCTCATCTATCTGGTTCATGGAGGTGAAGTTCCACAGAGACGAACGAGCGGTGGTGTTGGAGAAGCACCACACAAGCTCCTTGACGGGGTGGTTGTACGAAAGGCGCACCTGCTTGGTATCAGCCGAGGTGACGGTGTCGGTACCAGTGTGCTGGGTCTGCTCGATCAGGTACTCATGTCCCTTCTGGGCGAATCGGCGACGCTCCTCGGTGTCAAGGTAGACGTAATTGGCCCAGACCTTGAAGGTATCGCTGTTGCAGTAGGTGGTGAAATCGGACGCGAGGTCGATGTCGATGCGGACCTCATGGTACTGCAGAGCAATGAGGGGCAGGTACAAACCGGGGTTCCTGTTGAAGAAAAACAGGAGGGGCAGGAAGACCTTCTTACCCGCGACACCGGTGGTCATCTTGGCGTAGGTCGCCTTCTTGGCCTCATCGTGGTAGAGGGAATCGTACATGCGCCACCATTTCTGGTACTGCTTGTCGATGCGCTGACCACCAATGGACAGCTCGACGTTGTTGATCGCACGCTCAGCGACCCAGTTACAGTCATCGGTGGCATTGTTAGTGGTGGTGTTGGAAGTGAGGGACTTCAATTCGATGTACATGTCACCAACCAAATCACCGTTCCTGGCGACGGTTACGGAGACACGGCCGGAGCTCGCGGCAGTACCGTTGACGGTCTGCTCGATGTTCTCCATCGCGAAGTTGGTGTGGCGTTTATAGACAGCCTGGAAAAAAGTGACCTTAGGGTTTCCGGTAAGGTAGACGTCTTGAGCGCCGTAAGCTACGAGTTGCATGAGACCACCGGCCATTTTGTGAGTTGTTGTATTATACACAGAGAAAATAATTATGATCAATTCCGCACCAGTGCGAAATTTTTAGTTTCATCTTTTCTCAGTGTAAGATAAAATGTCAAATCATCCTGATGATACTGAACCAGTTGACGAAATTGAAGAAGGAGAAATCGTAAGTGAGGATGAAGAAGGTGTCACTATCTCCGATGATGATGAATATCAAATTGATGATGACGACGACGATGAGGATGAAGGTATGGATATGGCTGGTCTCATGACATCTCTTCTCGCGACACCAGATGGTGATACTGTCTGCTCTGCCATCGTAAATCTTTGTTACCAATTGGAAACCCAGAACAAAATACTTATAAAGATGCTTGCTCGATTGCAACCGCAAAAATTAGCTTAGAAAGAAAAAATGTATATAATTAAATCATAGGCATGGACCATACACATTTCATCGATAAGGAACCTAATAAATATGAAGCATTAACAGAACTTCAGAAACAACACATTCAATCGATGAAAGTGGAACAAGTAAATATAGTTATTGATAAATTTGAACAGGCGTGGTCTTTGAAAACAAATGATTTCAGAAATGCACGGGAGTTGGGATACAGACAATTTATTCACCCTGAGAATTTTGATGAATATGGAAATCCTCGTGCAAATCAAATTGATATACTAGCGATTAAGACTATCAGGGACAAACAACGAACATATTTGGTTAACCTTAAGAATCATACACGGGATCTTAAGATTCATAAAAAGGAACCAAATGACGATGGTATTAATACAGTAAGGAGGATTAATAATATTATGAAACAGTTATGTGATGGATATGATAACATCAGGCGTCATCATATGTCGTTTGAACGAGTAGATAATCCAACTGTACTCCCTCAGTTTACCAAAATAGGTGATCCCTCAACGATTGATGACGAGGAAGTTGAAACTTCTACACCATTTCAAAAATGTTTACTGTATTCATTGGATCAGACCTACAAATCTGGGTACCGTAGATACAAATCACATTGCTGTGAAGAAATCAAAACAATAGATGGGTGTAGGACACGCGCGTGGAAAACGAAATTTTCAATTGAACAGTTCGTGTATTCCCTCGCACAAAAAGATGCCGACTTTACCATGTGGAAACATTTCACGAGTCGTGGTTCAGTATTTAGAGAAGTTATTGACAATATGTCTAAATGTATTGATGATCAATTCCCAGAAATTACCAAGCGTAGACATGTGTGGAGTTTCAAGAATGGGGTATTTGTAGGAAAAGAATGGATTCCTGATAGAGGGGTTCATGATTGTAGATTCTATCCTTATGATAGTTCGGAGTTTCGATGCCTAGATCCAACGATCATCGCCTGTAAGTATTTCGATCAACAATTTGACGATTTTTCCCATATTCAGAAGTGGCAAGATATTCCAACACCCTTCTTCGATTCAATTCTTAAATATCAGAAGTTTGATGATGATGTATGTGATTGGGCCTATGTGATGGGTGGTCGTCTTTGCTATGATGTTGGTGAGATGGACACTTGGCAGGTTATTCCATTCTTCAAGGGTATTGCTCGATCGGGAAAGTCTACTCTAATCACCAAGGTTTTCAAAAAGTTTTACGAAAATGAAGACGTTGGAACTCTATCGAATAACATTGAAAAGAAGTTTGGTCTTTCAGCAATCATGAATTCATTTATGTTTATTGCCCCAGAGGTGAAAGGAGATCTCGCTCTTGAACAGGCTGAGTTCCAGTCTATGGTGTCTGGTGAAGATGTTTCTGTAGCTGTAAAGAACAAAACCGCCCATTCCATTGAATGGAATGTTCCCGGTGTTCTAGGCGGAAACGAAGTTCCAAACTGGAAAGATAACTCTGGATCAGTTCTTCGTCGTATCCTCACATGGAACTTTACAAAACAGGTGAAAGACGCGGATCCTCAACTGGATGAAAAACTGAACGATGAGATGCCAATCATTCTTCTCAAATGTATCAGGGCTTACCTAGACTATTCTAACAGATACAAGGACAAGGATATTTGGAATGTAGTACCAGAGTACTTCAAGAAGATTCAGAAACAAGTTGCGATGGTTGCGAGTACCCTTCATAACTTCCTGGCGAGTACACTCCTCGAATATGGAAAGGACCTCTGTGTACCACAGAAGTTGTTCATACAGGTATTCAATCAACACTGTCAGGCAAATAATTTGGGTAAGCCCATGTTTAATCAAGACTTTTACGCGGGACCATTCAGTTCCATGGATATTGAAGTCAGGGAAGAAGTAATAACATATAGGGGTAGAACATATCCCAAACAACCAGTTATATTTGGTGTAGATGTGATCGAAGAAAGTTTGGGGATTACAGACGATTACTAAAAAAAAATAATTATAAATAGTAATAATGAGCCAACAGCTCAAAGAATTTGTGAAACGGTCGGGTGTAGAACTACGCCAGAATGGTACCCCGGGTTCAGTTGCGTCAAATAACAGCAACAACAACTTCGCCAGAGAGCTTGAAGCTAATATGTTAAGAAGGCAAGAGTTCCCAAACCGACTTGAAAAAAACGTGGTGAGTAACGCGAACTATAATAAGTTTTCAGACTCTATCAATCCAAATTGGAACAACAATGCCAACTATAACAATCTTCCAGATGGAAACAAAAAAATGATAAACAACATACTGAGAGAGTTTGAACCCCCCGCTCCAGCTCCTGTTACCAACATCATGGAACCTCTCCAGCTTTCTTTCAGTAAACTCAATCTGGGTATGTTTAATGCTACTGTAAATAAGGAGTACCCAGTGAAAGGTGATCTCATTGACATTAAACAAATACTTATGAAAGTACCTCAATCAAAAACCTCTATTGGTGAAGGTCTTTATATAGATACAAAGGAAATCATTGGAAGGTATGGCGCCATGCAAGAAGGATTCTCTCATACACGCGAATACGGAACGCGTGGTAACATCAACAAGAACTTCTTCACAGTGCAGATAAAGGTTATTATCTCCAACGATATGGAATCTAAGGGTGCAACTGTAAACTTCTATAAGAATGGTAAGATCCGTTTTTCTGGTGGCTTTATTGGTACCAATATAGCCAATCAACCCGATCTTATTAGGCGTTATATAGTAAATACATATAGTGAGAAACAAGCATTCCTCTACAATCCCTTCGAGTATAACAATCTCAGTGGTCAATTTAGGATTAATGGTAATTTCAAGGGATTCTCTTCTCTTGCCTCTCAGGTGAGAGCATATTTATCTTTAGGTGTAACTAAATTAAACTATGAGCCCGAGCTTTCCCCCTTTATGTACGTAAATTACAAGGGACATAAATACAACTTTGCTGAATCTGGAAACGTTCAAATATCCGGTTCCTCGAGTCCAGCTGCTATGCTCGTCGCCTATAACGATGGTATAGAGTTAGTTAAGATGATGAATATGAGAGGTGACGTTAAAATAACTGGACAATTTCCCAAGAAATTCATAAAAGGTACTCGAACTCCACAAAAGAGAGGTCCTAAGAAGAAAGCTGACCCTCGCCCACGTGTTAAGAAGGACTTAACAAAAAAGCGTGACACTGTTTTCAATATTAAAATTAATGGTATTCAATGTATGCGCTTCTCTAGACCAGATCTAGTTGATTTTTCGAAGAAGATGGGTGTAGTAGGCATAACTAAAAGTACAAAGAAGGAGACTATATGTAAGAAAATTAACATGATTTTGAATAAAAACAGTGCCACTTTCAGAAACACAAACAAGAAAAAAGACGTTAAACTTACAGGCTCCGGTGAGAACTTCCGTGTGGGTAATAAAAAATGTGGAACTGGAGACATGAATAAAACGGAACTTCTTCGTATCGCCTCAATTCTCAAAATTAAACTTGATGATAAAGAAACCAAATTGACTCTTTGTAAGAAAATCGAAAAGATTAGAAATGAAATAGTTAAACAAAAGGTTGCTCCTAAACCAAGAGAACCTAAACGCGTTCAGGTTCAACGTGTCAAAAATGTTAAAAAACAAGAAGTCATGAAGAAGAGGGGTCTCGATGAAAACTCAATTCGAAAAGATATTAGAAAGCTTTACGGTAACAAATGGATGAATAGGTATGCACCTAATATCAACCAGGATGTACGCAATATGAAATCAACTCTTAATGTTATTAACAGGGTGGATAAGATAGGCATTCCATTCAAGAAAAATGTCAATGACGCTAAAAAGAAGGTGGTGAACCAATGGAAATTGGAAAGAAGACGCGAACTCGAGAGAAAGTATCTCATGAATAAAGTGAACGTTAGTGGTATATCCCTTAACCTTAAGAATGATTACCGTCGTGCAGCTGCCAACTACGTTATGAACCAGAAGAACCCACCATCTACTAAAAAGATGGCAGATTATAGGAAATATTGGTTAAAGTTTCGAGCTAATATTAAACAAAATGGACGTTCTCAAGGAAATAACCGAGGGGTTAGAGCCCGGGTTGAAAAAATGTAATCACGGTGTTCGTGTAGATGATGATGATACGAGAAGTTGGGTAACTTCGCGAAACTCATGGTTAACGCGACGAGGGTGAGCGTGATAATAACAACATAGTCGATATGGTAAACAACAACTTTATGACATCGAGTATTATATACATTTAATTTTTGGGTTAATATTTTTATTAGGTTCGGCTATTTGTTTTAAGTGTATAGTGTGATATGTGAAATTATATTTAGGAAATGTCTCTTTTATTTTATTAGAAAGCATCGTAGCTTGAACTATGTAAGATAGACCTGAACAAACCGATATCTTTTCTGAAGTAAGAAAACGGTCTTCGAGCTCAACGAACTTTTTTAAACCCTCCTTTCCCATTCCATCTGCATGCATCTTGAGGTACATTTTCTTGGATGCCCCATCACTCATGTAAAAATATTTAGAACCTTCAACTTCGTCTGATTTTGATTTACTCTCGTATAGGAAAAGCAAAGCCAGTAAACCTAATATAAGGTATATCATTTACTATTATTGAGGAATTAATTCCGAAAGATCTTTAATCTTGTGAATAATATTGAAAAATGTATCAATGTTATCAACCATATCGGGTTTTACAATTTCAAACTCAATTTGATACGTGGCTGGCTCTTCGGAGTCCATATCCACGGTGTCACCAGATGAGATAGTCATATCGATGCTCAAATTTTTACGCACAAAGGAGTGTCGCATTTTGCTTCTTTTACGATCCATTTCATATTCGCCGGTT